GTTTATATAGTTTAGAAGTTAAATCAAAAGTAAAAAAGTGCATTATCTCACCGATGCAAGAGCGCGGTTGGAAAGCACCAGATGGGAATCTTGAAATAATAATTGGCGATTACGTTGATGACCTTAAAAATTTCTCCGAAGAGATTTTAAAGCAAGCGTTTCACACGGTAAGGAAAAACCACAAATATAAAAACTGGCCTTCCAGCGGTGAGTTTATTACCGCCTGTAAAAAGCTAGGGGGGTATGACCAGCCGATAGAAACTGACAGCGATGAAATGAGGGCAGTTAATAGAACGAATAGAGCGCACGATTACGCCAACAAAAAACTCGATAAAAATTTACGGGCTTACAGGGAAGGCTTTTTTGTAGACGCTCGAAAATATTTGGTTGGGCAAGCTCTGAAGATTTTACGAGAAAATCCTGATGCTGAATTAGACATTACGATTCCGAGCGAGAAAATTGCTGAGTGGAAAAACAATAATCTTTTACGGCAAAGCAAGGGCAATATTAATTTTGAAAATTTGGCAAGGAAAGTTTCGTGAGTAGAACACAGTTAAGTGAGAAAATAAGCAAAGAATTGCGAGAAGAAAACCATCTTTTAAAGACGCGATTAAAAAAAGATCGTCTAGCCTTAAAACTTTTTATGCAAAAGATGGCGGGGATAAATAATCCTAAAGCAATAATTTATTACGTTAAGCAAGTTTTGAAAGCTGTGGATGAAGGCAATTTAGATGTGCTGAGACGGAAAGCAAGAAATTTAAAAGTCGTGGGCGTCTGCGATCATTGTCAGATTTCGTTGGTAGGTAGACACCAATCCCCTTTGCCAGAAGATCACACTATGCCGTGCAACATTAACGGATGCCCGTTCGAAAAAGACGAGCATGAAAATGCTTTAGTTGATCTAAGTGGTATTTTTGGGAAAAAGAGTAAATACAGTGGATGAAGACAAGTCAGAGCAGTCGGAGAAAAATCATGGTTTTACTACGCCAGAAACTTTAGATCACGCTCGTAAACATCCAGACCCTATTTTAATTTGGGCAGCGGCTGGGAAATTAAATGCTGTGTTAGAAGAGATTGTTATTAAAATACGAGTAGGGAAAAAAGTCACAAGTGGTAATTTAGATGCTAAAGTAAAAGACTACGATGCTATTCATTCAACAGCATCAAATGACCCAGAGGCAAAGGAAGGAAGATTGTATCGAGAATGGTCTGTAAAAGTTATTAAAAGATTTGGTTATAAAGAATTTTGTAGCATTATGCGATGTATTCTTGAAGGTAAAAAATGTGACTTTGAGATGTTTAAAAAATCACTTCAACTTTATTAGGAAAATAAAATGATTGATATTATTATTGCAATATTATCTTTGTTGTAAAAAAATAAAAAAAGTTCATTTAAATGTTGCGCGTAAAATTCAAAAGAACGATAATTAGCGCAACGCTATACCTATGCCTAGAATTTGGAATTAAAGCCTCGCTCAAAAAGTGGGGTTTTTTACGTTTAGCCTACGCAAAATCTATCGGTAACAGAAATATTTAAAACTAGAGATTTAGGCGAGAGGCTATTGATTGAGGTGAGCATGGACGAAATTATAAAAATCAAAGAAGTTTTAGAGAACGGTGACGAATTAGCGTCAGATATTTTTTCACAACTTATTGATCAAAATTATAACATCGAAGAGATCAGCGAGGTCTTAGCAAAATTAGGTGTGATGCTTGTAAGCTATGCCGAAATGCAAGACGAACTTTTTAACACAGTACACTAGAGAACATCCTTAATGAAAGGCTTCTCATATGGCACGAAGATTAAATCCAAAACATGACGCACATACTAGGGATAAAATAAAGACTAGTCAGTTGGTTAATAGATTGAATATGTTTGCAAATAATGATCCTGACCCACAGTCGGGCAAGCCAGTTCAAATGAGCAGAGATCAAATTACTGTGGCCCTTGGATTGTTAAAGAAAACACTTCCTGACTTATCGAGCGTGGAGCTTTCGGGTGAGGTGGATCACGCAATAGACATACAGATTAAATTTGAATGACTGAGTTTATTGTTCCTGATGTTTTTAAACCATTGTGGGAAAAGAAGGGAAGATACAAAGGTTCGTGGGGTGGTCGAGGTTCTGGCAAGTCTCATAACTTTGCAACCATGCTGGTTATAAGGGCGGCAAAAGAAAAAGGCTTCCGTGCAGTGTGTGTTCGAGAAGTTCAGAAGTCGCTTAAAGAAAGTGCATTGCGATTGATAGCTGATACGATTGAACGGCTTGGTTTGGGCAGTCGGTTTGATGTTCAAGCAACACAAATAAAAACGCCCGGCAGCGGCTTGATCGGTTTTGTCGGTATGCAAGACCACACTGCGGAAAGCATAAAATCTCTGGAAGGTTATAACGTAGCTTGGTGCGAAGAGGCCCAGACATTATCGGAGAGGTCGTTAGAATTATTGAGGCCAACAATTCGCGCTCCCGGTTCGGAGTTGTGGTTCTCTTGGAATCCTCGAAACGCAAGCGACAGTGTAGACAGATTACTTAGAGGTCAAGAGATACCAGAGTCCTCTATCGTTATTAAAGCAAATTACCATGACAATCAGTTCTTCCCAAATGAATTAGAGGAAGAGCGTTTATTCGATAAGAAGAATAACCCAGACCGATATTCCCATATTTGGGAAGGTGAGTTTGAGCCACAAGCAATTGGGGCAATTTGGAACAGGCAAGTTATTCACGACAATAGGCGTGATAGTTACCCTGATGATTTAGAGCGTATCGTTGTGGCAGTTGACCCAGCGGTAAGTGATACAGAAAATTCAGACGAACATGGAATCGTGGTATGCGGTGTTGACGGGAATGGTCATGGTTACTTATTGGAAGATGGTAGCTGTCATGGATCGCCACACCAATGGGCAACAAGAGCCGTTGCAATGTTTGATAAATGGGAAGCGGATCAAGTCGTTATTGAAAAGAATCAAGGCGGTGATATGTGCCGTCATACGCTACAAACGATAAGGCGAGGACTGCCAGTAGTTGAGGTTCACGCCACAAGAGGCAAGCACGTTAGGGCAGAGCCGATAAGTGCGCTGTATCCTGTAAATAGGATTAGCCATGTGGGAAGTTTCCCAGAGTTAGAAGACCAGCTTTGTTTGTTTACGAGCAGTGGCTATGAGGGATCAAAGTCTCCCGACAGGGCTGAAGCAATGATCTGGGCGTTTACAGAATTGTTTCCCGGCATGACAACTGAGCGTGGGAAACCAACAGAAGAATTTTATAACTACGCCCAAGAGGGTGGATGGTTAGGAAGCTAATGGTAGATGTAACAGACGAAGTAATCAAAGATGCTCAAGATCGTTTTGCTGTATCGCAAGAAGGCTCTGAGGCCAATCGTGAAGACTATTATGCCGATTGGAAGTTCTCAAGATTAAACGATCAATGGCCTGACGCTGTTAAAAAGCAAAGACGGCAAGAGGGTCGTCCAGTTCTCGTAATAAACAAACTCCCAGCTTTGATACGGGCAGTGGTAAACGAGAGCAGACAAAATAAACCATCGATGAAAGTTTCACCTGTAGACAACGGGGCAGATGAGGAAACGGCACAAGTTATTGGTGGTTTGTTAAGATCAATCGAGCGAGTAAGTAATGCAGATGTAGCTTATGACACTGCGATAGATCATAGTGTAACAGGTGGCTTTGGCTTTTTCAGATTGAGCATTGATTGGGCAAATGAAGATAGTTTTTCTTTGCAGGCAAAAATTGACCGCATACCGAATCCATTGATGGTTCACTGGGACACAAGCTCGACAGCGTTTGATGCGTCTGATTGGGAGTACGCATTTGTCTCTGAGTTTATGAATAAAAAGGAATACAAAAAGATTTATCCTAAAGGCTCGATGATTGCCTTTGATGGCGATACGAGAGATGACAGCGCAGAGCAGTGGATCAACGATGACCATATTAGAATTGCGGAGTATTGGCTAAAAGAAGAAAAGAAACGCAAGCTCTTGCAGATTGCTGTTATGAACCCTCAAACTGGGCAAATGGAGACGCAGGCCGTTCGTGAAGATCAGCTTCCAATTATGGCAAAGAAGTTCTTTGAGGATGGTGGCATTGATATGACCGTCCAAGGTGGTAGCGATGAGGAGTTAGTCAACGCATTTATTTCCGCATCTGGTATTGAGGTTAGGCAAGAGCGTGAATCGATGTACCATGATGTCACAAGGCGCATCATAAATGGCGTTGAGGTTTTAGAAGAAGATAATTGGCCGGGATCAATGATACCAATTTGCCCTGTCTGGGGTGACGAAATATTTGTTGATGGTAAGCGCACGTTCAAGTCAATGATCAGAGATGCAAAAGATAGCCAGATGATGTTTAACTTCTGGCGTAGCGCATCTACTGAACTAGTAGCATTAGCACCGAAGTCACCTTGGGTCGGGCCGAAGGGTTTTATACCAAAGGGGCAAGAGGCAAAGTGGGCAAGCGCAAATACCCGTTCGCATAGTCATTTAGAATATGACCCAGCCGCAGGCGGTGTCCCACAGCGTCAATCATTTGCTGGTGTGCCAGCAGGAGCATTGCAAGAAGCAATGAACTCTAACGATGATATGAAGGCAATCACGGGCATTTTTGATAGCTCATTAGGTGCAAGATCAAACGAGACATCTGGCAGGGCAATTCTAGCGAGGGAGAGACAAGGTGACGTATCAAACTTTCATTTTCTTGATAACCTCAATCGTGCTATTCAGTATGCTGGTAACTGTCTCCTAGAAATTATCCCAAGCGTATACAGCCCACAAGAGACCATTCGTATATTGGGCGAGGATCGTGCTGAAGAAGTTATAAACCTTACACAGCAGGCTGGTGGAGCTTACCAGAAGGGTCTCAACGGAGAGAAAGCGTTATATAATTTATCTGTTGGTCGTTATGACGTTACTGTTTCCAGTGGGCCAAGTTTTGCAACGCAACGCGAAGAAACCCGTGAGACACTCATTGAGATTATGAAGCAAGTTCCAAATGCAGCGGCTTTTCTTGGAGACAGTTTATTAGAGCATATGGACTTTGTCGGCAGTGATAAATTAGCAAAACGCCTAAAGCATTTGTTACCGCCTGAGATGAGGCAGGAAGAGGAAGCAGACCAAGAAGGTCAGAATCCAGAAGTTATGGCAATGCAACAGCAAATTGAGCAAGCCAAAGTTCAAATGCAAGAGCAACAGCAAGTCATTGCCCAAGAGATGCAGAAGCTCCAAGCTGAGAACGAGGCGTTAAAAAATCAAAGTCTAACTGACGTACAAAAAATGGAATTAGAAAAAGCCAAAGTAATCCATG